TTAAAACATTTCACCATATTTTTCTTGAAGTTCTTCCTGAGTCAGCTTTTTATAATACGCCCTACTATAACCCAGTACTTGTAAATCATGATTTTCTAAGTAAGCAGTTATTTCATTACTAACACTAAGACCACGACCTGATGTCTCATAGTTATCAAAGTCATCATTAACTAAATTTAAAACTTTTCTTCCTAGTTCCTCTTTGAAACCATGCTGTTCGTAACTTTGTACAATCTTTAATAGTTCTTCATAGTTTTTTCTTAATGGATAACCAATATGAAATGTAGTTGTTACATCACCGAAATCACCTCCGTGTTTACTAGTTTCGAGAACTTCCCAACCCTTATCGATATACTTATCTAATTCTCTTGCTGACACGGTTGTGACTCTTGAATATTCTTTCATTTTAAATCCTCCTCCTTTATAACCACTTACTTCGACAAAAGGAAGGGTTTTCCTCCTAATTTAGACAATAAAAATAACGCTAGTCGTTGGACTGCGTTTAGATGCCCTCTGTTGCTGTTAAGATATAATCCTCCACAGCTTGGCGATAATCTACGTTTGTGATATCGTCTAGCACATATACCTCATTTGTTTTTGGATTTAGTCCCCCCGACAAAATTCGCTCTGCTGCGATTCTTACTACTACTTGATTTATCATTATAAAATCCCTCCATTTTCTGCGTCTGCTGCTAATAATAATTCATCTTCCAGTTCTCTAATGCGTTTATCTTGCTCAGATTCAACCATTTCCAATATAGGCTGTCTAGTTTCAACATCAATACCTACAATCATAGACTTAGCATAATCTATAGCTCCATAATTGATATCAATATATCCAACTTCCTCATTTTCTTCTCTAGGTTTCACACCATTATGGATTTCGCCTGTCGAAAATATGACGTTGCCACTTTGGATGTTATAATATACCCGATTTCCTATATTCATCTTATGCCTCCTATTTTTTTATTTGATAGCATACCATTCTACTGTCCCCCCGCCACTAGGATATGCAATCTTTATCTCAAAACCATCGTTAGTTACACCATATACACCACCATGTCTTTGGTTGTCAACTCCGCATACCCATCCAACATTGTTCTGCTGGTATAACCCCCATATATAAATGTTACCGTATCCTGAAAACATTACTTTACTTGGTCTAAATCCTAGTCCAGAGACAGTAAATATGACTTGACTTCCATTAGAATAGAAAGATGTGCTGCCAGCAACACCAGACTTTATTTGTCTAATATTAGCAGCCATCGTCGCAAACTCTGCCGTTGATGAGGTCGGCATCCCCATGTCGGTAATGGCGTTTGCGACTTGTGCTTTCCCATTACTTACAGATTGCTTTAAATCGGACAGATAAAAGAAATCCCCGTTGTGGTCTCTCACAATAATTTGACTGTTGGGTAAAACAGACATCGCTACTACACCGTTTCGTATTATATCAAATCCAACGTCTAAATCATTAGATGCGTTAAAGCGTAAAGTAGCATTATAAGCTTTGTTAGGCGTGCGGAAAAGTAGACTTCTTATTCCCCCTTCGACAACCACATCCTCTTGCACTGTAAGCAGTCCTGTGATTGTCCCCCCGCCGCTAGTAAATACGCGTAGCCACGGTGACCATGTGTTGTCATTTATTTGATATCTTTTGAGCGTGACATCAAATGCCTCAAAGTGTTGGATTATACCTCCTCCACTCTCATCCGTATAAGGTCTAAATACATTAAGTTTGCCGTATAAGGACGCGGTAGTTGCCCCTAAATCCGCAGCAACTACAAAGCAATCAAAAGACCCCATGCCTATGCGCACGTGTAAAAAATCTCGCCATTGTGCAGGAGTAAATAATGCTAAATTTTTAGCTTCACCATTAATCAAAAATGTTCGTCCATCGACAATAGGTACTGTATTTTTCGGGTGGAAATTGCTTCGCTCACCCGCCTGCAAGTGCTTGTTGGTGTCAGAGATATGATTCGTTAAACTTGTACCACCGCTGCTGATTCCCTCTCTTAGACTAGTTAACTCTTGCTCTAGTCCTTCGATATTAGTGATTTTATGAGCACCCGCTTTGGACGGATCTGTATGTGCTGCTATTTTTCCATCGACGTACGAGCGTGAGGCAATAATAATCGTTGGATCAATCGTTAGTTTAACTACATCTGCGTTATTAGTCTCAATTACAAAATGAATAACTGTTTCCTCGGATACGCCCTCACTTAGCTGTGGTTTGTACTTTTCAGGATATTGCCCTACTGCGATTAACTGATTTTGGTCATCAAAGATACCAATCTCTCGGATGGTGAAGCCACCTGCTGTCACAGGGATAACCGCGTCAACAATTATACGATTATTGTTGTTTGGGTCGATGAATAGCTCAGAGATAGCGCCTCGCCAAACTTCATTGACCAGGGCTGTTTGATTTTGCGATGGGACATAATGCGCTCCATTGCCATCACCTATTGCGATGTACTCTAGTCCTACCTTGCTCTGTGTAACCTGAGCATTGGCGATTTGCGCTAGCCCGATATTTGTGATTAATGTGCCGTATTGCGCCACAGTATCACTCCTTTCCTACATTGGTGTTACCGTAATTGTTGAAGCAGTTTTGATGCCTGCTAGGTTGTTGCTACGGATTGTTTGTTCGATATTGTCCATGCCTATCGGGTGCAGTGTGATTTCACTACCTGTAGATAAAAAGCTTGGCATATAAACACTTCCATCAATTCTGTATTTCCTTGCCATCCTCAAAGCAATATTTAGTGGCACGATGCGTTCAATTAAATTTTTTGCTTCCCTATAATAAAGTGTTTCAGGTGTTACAAATAGTTCCATTTCAAATAAATCAATATTCAAATGCATTTCATAACTGCTCTGCCCTAACAATGCGTCAAGAATACTTTTGAGATATTCATAAACCAGCGTCGAATTTTCCTGCATTCTTGCAAGCAGTCGTGCCTTGCGAAATGCTAATGTTTCTACTCGACGATCCGCAATAATCCCAAAATCTTTTTCACGTATTGCGACGGCAGCTTCCCCTGAAGATAAAATGAATTGGTCTTTTTCAGTATTAAAAAAAGCTTCATCGAGCTTGTCCCAGTCTAATATGACCGTTTCGGACAACTCCTGAAACTCTCTAATATCCCGATAATATGAAGGAAGCTCATCTATAAAACGATTGCTCATGTGCCCACTTCCTTCAGTATCACTTCCGCAATAGCAGGGATTTCTTCTATCAAATTAATATTACTCTCCACACCATTTAACCGTGTGACTGTAATATCTTCAATGCCCTCAATCTCTAAAAGCCGAGATTCTACATGTGTAATACGCACGTTAATATCTAAATCTTTGTACCAGTTAGCGCGCAGTTCCGCGAAGTAGGATTCGAGGATTTCAGCAGCTTGTGCTTCAATTTGCCCAAGCGTTGCCCCATTTAAAATAAGGTCGCATTCGATAATAATTTCAACTACACCTACACCTTCGACTGTTACTGTATGTCCGATTGGTGCAGTGCCATAGCCATCCCCTTTAAATTCGATTGGATCAATTAACTCTTGCACATAGGTAATAAACTCAGGAGTTGGAGCGTTAAAATCGGAGTCAATAATAATCACTTTGACTGTCCCGCCCCCATGTGGTGCACGTCTTAGCCGTACACCACCGACGCCCTGTATGGCACGTACTTTTTTGCGATAATCCGCGCGATTTCCTCCAAACGCTTTATCTCGGATATGCTCTAAATACTTTTGGTAGAGGGATTCATCCGTTTCCTCGTCTTCGCCAGGTATAATCACATCCGCTAATATAGCCTTTCCTAGCCGATTATTTGCCTCTAATGGCAACAATTCACCATAATCACGATTTCCCACCGCTCCAACTGTTTGTGCCTCTACTTTAAATTCGCCTGGCGCAATATTTTCCACGGCTTGATAGACAATATCATCCAACCGATAAAGACTATTTAAAGCCACTTGTAAGGGCTGACCATCTCGATTTGTGAAAATCGCTCGACGTACTGCTTTACCTGCCTTTTTACGCTCTACCCCAGACTCATTGACACGTTTTTCTAAGTCGATGCCATCTGCGGTTGCTGCAAAAGTGCGGCGATATAAAACCGCCATATCCCAGTAGGTTTCTGCCAGTTTTAACGCTGTAGGGGCAAGGGCATCATAAATGACACTTCCCTCTCGCTTATCTACATCATCTGGCACACGATCGAGCAACTCTGCTAAACACTTCTCAAACGTTTGTGCTTCTAAATAATCAAGCAAGGGTCAATGCCTCCTTTAGCAATTGCACATCTCCATAGATGGTATGCGCAACCAAATCTACTAACACATCCTCTTTTGTCACAAATTCCAATTGAAAATTAGCAATACTGGTAATTCGTTCATCCTGAAGCAATGCCTCCTGAATGCGTCTACCCAGATCACCGCGCACATACAGCTCGTCATGCCCAATCATATTTTCAAAACCATAATCATCTGAATAAATTAAATGCTTGAAACGTACAGTATTCAACACTTTAAAAATGGCTTGTTCCATCGCCTTTTGCCCATCAATAAAGCCACCGCAACGCCCTCGAACAAAATCGAGTTGATACGTTCTTGTCGGAAGCTGTGCGGCATCTTCCACCGCGATTTCAGGTGTAATCGTTATCCCATCTGTAGGTACTACCATATGCTATCCCCCTCCTTGTATCTGTCCGATACGAAATATTTTTGCCCACCTTGTACCCTATGCAAAATCACTTTATCCCCTTCTTTTAGCCCATCTTCTATCATTAATTGTGCATAGTGCATCTCATAATCCTCGTATCGGTAGGAACCAGGTTCTCCGATGATGCGTATTTGAGAGCTAGCGCTTTTTAGCTCGTCTCCCATACGTGATCTCGGAAAATTTTTCGCATCTGTATATATAGTCGAAACAATCCGTTCATGCCTCGTTAAATGTTCCGCCACAAGCAAAAACTCATCCGTTAAGATGAGCTTAGAATGAACTTCAATTTTGAGTGGCTGCGATTCGATCACTTCCCCAACCATGAGATTGACTGGGTTAGAGGCTTGAAAGGCTGCCATTGCCGTTGTTTTAATAATTTCTAAAAAACTCATGAAACCACCTTCAATTCCAATGACATTGTATGGACATTGGCTGACCAATCATGTGTGCAAGCTTCAACTAAAAATAGTTGTTTCAGCCCTAGCTTTTCAATGAAAATAAACACCATTTTACCTGCTCGCACGCGCCAGTCCCCTAAACATTTCAGTGACAACGACTTTTTCTCCCGATTATGAACAGCCAGTAAAGCATCTAGCAAGCTCTCCACTTGTGCAGGTGTCATATTTTCATCGACTTTTTTGAAAAATTGCAATTGCCCCCACCGCTCTATATTGTTGCTATCCTTCGCAACAAATGATCTACGCTTGGCTGTTTTTTTGTCGTCTATCACAAGCTTTATACGATTATAACTATCTTCAATTGATACCGTATATTCAAAATCATACAGTAAGCTTTCCTCGCCAATATAAAATTTGGTTGGATCAATCACTAAATCTTTAATATTATGCAAGCCCAATGTGCCAAAGTCGTCCATGAAGACAAAGCTTTGATTCGTAGCGACAATTGTAGAATCAATATACTTATGAATGACATCTAATGCTTTTTTATCATCTTCGGACATCTGAGGTGCTTTAAAACCTGTAGGGGTCACTACACTTAGCTTTCTTTTTAGTTGATTACAAATTTGTGCTATAGCAGCTTCTGCTGGCATGGATTTTATGACAAACGTGTCATTGTACATGAAATACTTTAATTGATCGTAGGCAGTGATTTTGAATTCGCTGTTTTTACCGAAGCTGGTCTTGAACACGTAGCCATAAAAGATTTTGTTTTGCCCATCCATGACACGCACGATTGCACCTGACACAATTTTATCTTTCAGTGGAGTTGGGGACAGCATTGCCACATCTAACACGGAGGCTGTCCCCACTTTTTCCGTTTTCCAGCTAATTGATGTGACAGGTACTTCGTAAATTTTTCCGTCGCGATTATCTACTAGCACTTCCATCGCCATCACCTCATTTCTTAGCTGTCCATTCAGGAGGAATTTTTACCTTCAGCCCAATCGGAAGTCTTCGCAAATCACTGTCTTTAATGCCATTTAACGTTTGTAACGCCTTATAATTTGCACCGTTGCCCGTATACTTTTGAGCAATTTTCCATAGAGAGTCACCGCGCACCAAGCTGTATGTTTGTGGCACAGGCTTAGGACTTTCACGCGATGCTTGCTTTTTAACGACTTTCTCAGCAGACTTTTTGTCTGTGGACTTCACAGCAGCCACTGGCTTTTTCACTATTTCCATCTTTTTAAACCCAAATGGCACATGCTTTTTAAAAGAGATGGTGTAGTCTACGTCTGCTGTGCCAAATTGTTGTTTAGGTTCAAAAGATTTAATTTTGACTTGCTCATTTATTGCAAAAGAACCTCCGACGTAAACAAAGCGGATAACTGTTTCTTCAGCCATCCACTTCTCGACTTGCTCGATATATTTTTTCGGCTCTATAAATTGGGTTTCTGCATAATGCGTTTCTGATGCAGGGAAAAATGATGCAAAGGAAAATTCCCTTAACTTCATCGGCTTGGATACATCGACCATGCCGAGTTTAGCTACTTGAAACTCTTCACCATCCGCCTCTAGTTTATAAGTCAATTCAGGTGGATTGACAGGAATTCGAAAGCCTTCCTTATCATTTTTCGCACTTAAATAAATGCCTATCATCCCCTATATACCCCCTCTACGGAACGATCTTGTTCATCTTTGAGCCATTGTGTCATTCTTTTCATTAACTCTTCAAAATCGGCTGTTTCTCTTATGTCGCCAGAAAATTCGATGCGCGGTTGGTGTGTAATATGATTTGTCACCGTTTGCTTTGAGCTATTAATAGGGGCATTTGTGACATTACGTACTTCTTTGGAAATATTGACTTCATCCCTAGAAGGTGCACTTACATTGGTTAAATCGCCTACTTTATTTAACACTTTGCTCAATACACTGCCTGCTGTATCCTCAAAGGTATTTTGTACCTGCAAATGCGGTGTTAAAGAAATGATATTATTAATCGCTCGCCCTTCAGCAATATCCTTAAAAATTTCAAGATATTCATTGGCTAAATCTACCTCGCCAATTTTATCGACTTTATCCAACTTACCGCCTTTTAGCTTCTTATCTTTGTCATTTGCCGCACCACCTAAGCCTGTTTCAGATGGAGCTGTATTCATCACATCATCAAACAAGCTACTTGGATCAAGGAATGGATTTTCTTTGTTTTCATCCTCTTTACCTAACCCTGCTAGGCTCTTAGCTTTATCTACTAAGCCACTCATCTTTTCGGTGAGTCCCTGCGAGAATTCTTTTCCTACTGCATTCCCTTTGTCATATGCCTCACCTATATTTTTATACTCAAAACGGTCAAATTTCTGCTTTACTGGGGCATCTGGTATTGTGACACTATCCATGTATTTCTGTGTGATATTCATTCGGTCAAATACGACTTTATCCGCTTTTTCAGGAGCTTCTAAAAGATTTTCCATTGTTTCTGCAAAATTAGTCGCACCGTCACCTACTTTTAAATCGACTGTACCGATTGTAGACAAATCAGTGTCTAGTACACTATTCAAAAGCCCTATAAAAGTATTAACACCCTTTATTGCACCATTGATGAGATTGGAAACACCATCAAGTGCCCTATTTATTACAGTTAGTACACCATCAGCAATACCACCCATTGTGCGTAGAATCATTGTTCCCATCAAATAAAATGCCATTTTAACACCATATACCATGTTGTTAAATGTATTGGCTATCCATTCGGCGACAGTAATAACGCTGTTAAAAATGGCATCTAATACTTTTCCTATAATGATATTAAGACCGATCCACGCTAGTTGAATAAAATAGATACCTTTATTCCATGTGTTAACAAAAAATTCGGCTACCATGATCACTAAGTTAGCTAGACCAATGAAAATATTTTGGATAAATGCCCAGAGTCCAGCAAAAAAGCCAGCCACAGCACCTACCACAGCGGCTGTCTGTTCACTCCACATAACGATTGCCATAATCACTAGCACAATCACAGCAATAATACCAATGATGACCCATGTAATAGGACTAGCTAAATAAGCAGCATTTACTACCCATTGTGCTGCTGCCCACGCCATAGTAGCTATTTTAACCAACCCTAACCAAGTGTATTTAAGCATGAGTATAGCGACTATAGAGCCAATCACAACACCAAGTACAACCAAGATAGGTACTACCCAATTTGCATTTTCCACCATAAACTGCCCTATTGTGCCGATGATATTGTAAAGACTTTCTAATGCATAAAAAACAAAGGATATGCCCGATATAAATAGATTAACGAATATCATTGCATGACCAGCTAGTACACCAAACGCATCAGAATTCACGAATTGACTAAATCGAACAAACAAAGGCTCAAACGCTGTTTGTGCCCAGTTTTTAAAGACGACTATCGCATCACCAAATGTGATTGGCATTTTTGCAAATTTATCTTCTATGTCAGTAGCTGCTCCAAATAAAGCCTTTTTAATAATATCTGCGGTAATTGTACCCTCCGAACTCATTTTCTTAAGCTCTGCCATGCTACTTCCTGTTGATTCTGCGATAGCTTGTGCTAAAAGTGGCGCATTTTCTATAATAGATCGAAATTCGTCACCTTGCAGTCGCCCAGATGCCATCGCCTGAGTTAATTGATACATACCAGCTTGCTTTTCTTGTGTAGTTGCTCCTGAAACGGCAAATGATTTATTCATCAACTCTGTAAAGCGAATTGCTTCGTCATTGCTTGAGAATGCATCTTTAGCCAGTAGATTAAGTTTTGCCACCGCTGCTGCTGTATCATTATAAGGAGTTAAGCTCCGCTGTGCGGCTTTGTATATTTTATCTTGCAATTCCGATTGTGTTTGCAAACCATCGTTAATATTAGATAGTCGTGCATTTACATTTGTGTAGTTATCCGCTGCTGTTGTAAATTTATTAAAGCCATTCGCAAGTGCCTGAATAGATATATACGTAAGTGCTAAACTACCTAAAGCGCTGATTAACTGATGTATCTTACTGGTGACTTCATCAGCATCTGCCCCTGCCCCCTTCAAGCCCCGCCGCAACCTATCTCCTGCACGTTGTCCTTCACTTCCAGCTTGTCGCGCTTGCTCTTGCAGCCGATTTAACGCAGATTGCGCATTTTCTATATCACGTCTGGCTCGTTGTAAGCTTCGCATATCCATGCTTTGACTGGATGTACTATGCATTTGTTCCATCACTTTAATCGTACTACTCATAGATTTCATAATCTGCTGAAGGGTGCTTGTCATTCGATCTGCTAAGGTCAATGATGTGCGTACTGCCATATTTTCACCCCATAAGAAAAAGCACTCACCTGGAGTGCTTAGAACATTTGTTGTATAAATATTTTGTAAATCTTTTCATCTACTTCAATTAGACTTTTTTTCCCATCTTTAAATTCAACAGCTAGTGTATGTGTACCTTTGTTTTTTGCAGATAAGCCTGCCAGTAGTCCAACTGGTCCCAATAGGACGCCCCCTACTAATCCACGTGATACGCCAGAAACTGCGCTTTTACGATGTTCTTCTGTAATTAATTCATACGATTCTACTGTTTCTTTATTTAAAGGGAATTTTTTCGTGAATCCCGTAAATAAAAAAACACCCTGTTTGCTAAAAATACCTTGCTGGCTGAGCATAATATTTTTGCCCTCATATTCCCCAGCGATTACTTTATTTTGAGCCATTAGCAACTCCCCCTTTTATAACAAATATACATAAAGAGGGAATATTTATCCATCACTTTTTCGATGCTTTTACTTCTTTTTCTAACTCTATATCAATACTAGCAATCATAAAAGCCTGCTCTTTCTTAGACATCCCTAAAAATTCCATGGGCGACATATGAAAACGATGGAGCGCTACATGAGCATAAAATGCCAAGCCGTCACTCTCATCGTCATCGCCCTGAATTAGTTTTTTGCTTCTTCAATTTGATCTTCAAGCGATTCATCTAGCCCGCTAATTTCTTGCACCTTCTCCGAAATTTGCGCAGCTTCCCCTGCTAAAAAGAGTTTGCCGTATAGTGCCTCTGCACCGCGCACCCCGTAAGACTGCTGAAGCTCTCTATCGTTTAAATCGGGATATACAATAGATGCCACATTCGTGCGGCGATTATAGGCTACAGGGTCAAATACACGCTCCTGACGTCCTTTTTTTCCTGGCACATTTTTAAAACAGCGCTCATTAATTGCATCTGATTCGTCTGATGAAATAGGGCGTAATTTAATAGGCTCTCCAAAGCGCGGTAATAATAAATCCACTAAGTCCCTTTCTGCTACGTTTTCTTTCATAAATGCTTTGAATTTACTCATGGCTGTTTCCTCCTGTTATTGAATTACATTAAACTGGTTAATTAAATTGAAGTCATCAAATGTAAAAGAAAATTCATCTTTTAACGTATCTGCACTCTCAGCATCCAACATAGCTAAAAGCGTTTTATTAGGCACAATATTACGTACATCGACCGTTTGCTTGCCAGCTGCGCTTGTCACATCAGCATTTACTACGTTTGCATCAAACATAGGCGATTTACCTGAACGAAGGTATTCCATAGCCATTGCGCGGATTTCTGGGCGATGATAATAAACCGTCATCTCACCTGTTCCCTTTGCTCCAACGATTTTAGAGCCTTCCATACGGGCATTCAAGCGTTTTACTTCGACTTTGTTATATTCAATTTCCGCTTTAAACTTCAAAATTTCCGCAAATTCATAAGTTTGATTGTCAATTGTGATGTAGAGCAAGCCTTCACGCGAGCTCATGGCATCTTTCGTTTGCATTACATTTACCATTGAAGCCTGCCTCCTTTATTTACATTCCACTCGCATATATAATTTTTCCATTGCATCGATAAATTTAATGCCCATAACAAGTAACACAGCATCTTTTTCATCGCCTTGTTCAATTACAATGTCTTCTGGTAAATAGGAATCAATTACGCCTAATCGAACATATGGATCAAGTGCCGTTTTCATTAGCTGCTTCTTAAATAAATCTCGTCCATCATCATGGTTATTCACTTTACCAATGAAATACTTGCGGAAAATATGCCGCGCATTGTTTTCAATGATGGACATCCCGCGATCAATCTTGCCTTTACGGAAATCTTGATTCTTTTTCGGTGTGAAGGAACGGAAGGTATTAATATCTTGCTCTACGACAATCTCATCATTGTTAGATGAATAGACAATATGACCGTCACGTAAGGCTTGAATAATCTCGTCATTAGTCATGATTTCTGCCATGATTGCACCAGGATATACAGCGTATGTGAGTGAGCCGACTGTAGACGCAGCGAATGCAGCCGCAAACCAATAGACAGCTTCTTTTGCAGTTAATACCTCGCCACCATCTAATGTGACACCATTTTTAATAGATACGGTACTTTCATGGTCTGCTGCATTATAGCCATTTGTGACAAAAGTAACTCGCTTCCCTGATTGCTCCCGTAGCTCTTTTGCCTTTAATGCTAATAGCGATTTAGTCGTTGTGTCTTCTGTACCAAATACCACTACTTTAAAATCTAGCGTGTCCAAAGCAGAAGCAAACTCTGAAATGGATTCATTTGTTGCTGCTACAGTTGTTCCGCCTGCCAATGTCAATGTTACATCCGCGTTTGGTAAGCTTCCTGAAAATACTACATAGTCATTTGCTTTTAATTCAGAGAAATTTGTTACCTTTTGAGAATCTACCTGCGAAGCCTCAAAAAATGTTTTGATTGTTGCAGTGGCATCTAGACCTACAGTGACCGTTACATGTATCTTGTTTCCATCTGCGCCGCCATATGTTGCTGTTGCCGTAAACTCTTCTGCTGTCGACTTTGCCTTTTCCCCCACGCCATTTAAGTTGTAAAGAAAGATATTGCTTGTTGCCTTAAACGCCTCTCTAACTGGTAGAATCTCTGCAAGCGACTTCCCAAACAATGCTTTAAATTTTGTGTTGGTCGATAGTTTAATGAACTTACCGACCTCACCCCAATCTAGTGCTACTGGAATAGCCAGTGCACCGTTAGAGTCCAGTCCCATTGTATTAAGGCTGTTGGTTTCGAAATTAATGTACGCATCAGGGCGTACTTTATTTTGCGTTTCCCATGTGCCACCCATTAGAAGTTCACTCCTTTCTGTTTCCATTCTGCAACCAGCTTATCTGCCTCTGCTTTGGTATACGTTGTGCCACCTTGTAGTACAACTTCATACTCTAAGCGCTCTTTAGTAGTGGCTGCACTTTCTAAAAAAGCGGCTTTTGAAAATTTTTTAGTTATTTGTTTCGTTATCTTTGGTTTGTCTGTTGTCTCTTGTGTCAAAATCAACGACCTCCAATCCTTGCATTTTGATTTCTTCAATTGGTTTATATACATCAAAGCTATATTCCACCCAAAAGTGCAATACACTGTCATGGATTTCATGCTTCATCTTTGTTCCACGTATGGGTATAGTCGATGAAGAAATATACTCCAAAATCTCATATAGTTGCTCTGCAATATTATGCATTTCTTCATTGGTGTAATCTGTAGATGGAAAATAATGCACATTAAAAGTATGCTGACGAGAGTATCTTCTTCCCATTATTTGTGTTTGCTGCACTGGAAACAGTTTGATAAAAAAACAAGGTGCTTGAAAGCCTTGTGCAATTTCTTCTCCATATTTTTTGTAAGCAGGGCTAGGAAAGAAAGTATTTAACTTTGCAATCACAGCATTTCTTACCATGTTAACTGTTATAGTCAATATCAATCTCCCCCCAGCATTTCCCTTAAAAACTGCTCTTGTTTCCGTTGTAAGAAGTGTTCCATTTCCCTCTCTAGCTCTTGTTCAGAAAGTTTCATCATAAATTTACCTTCAACGTACGTGCCAGGCTTACCAACGAACATACCACTTTTTCTTTCGTTTGGATCATAAACAAATTGATGACCTTCCCAGCGCCCTGGAACCCAGTGAGCCTTGAAGCCATATTCCACGAATTCTGCGTACTCTGTATCGTTATATACTTCGATTTCGTATATATCTCCAATTTTAGATATTGACCCGATCTGCCAAGTATTTCGTAGCAATCCAGTATTAAACGGTGTCTTATTTTTGGTTTTCTTCCACAGTTTCTTTGCTAATTCAATTAAACACTCTCGCATGAAAGCCTCAGTTTGCCCACCATTAATAAATTGCTCTAACCGACCTGCTAATGCACGCATTTCTCCAAATTCAAACATTAGGCTTTATCCTCCCGTTGCAAACTAATTTCTTGATGATCTGCATAAAAAAAAGGCTCCCCCGCTGTGTATAAATGTGTGGATAAGCCTCTTTTTACGGTGATTTTGTCACCTTGTTTGATGTTGTACTGGGACGCAATAAATAGCTTGGTTTCATAGCTGATTTTATTTACTGTGTCTGTTTGCATATTGCTTGGTAAAGCTTTTTGTGAAATGCGACAAGGTACATCATCGTAAACCAATATATCGGGCTGTAGTCTCGTTTCACCATAGGAAGTTTCATAGTCCTCTTTACGAGATATCCGCGCACGGTCTGTATAGTAACGCTCTGCTAAACGGCTGCGTCTCATGGCTGCACCTCCTACACGATGAGTGTTTTGCGATAGCGGTTGAGTTGCTGCTTTAATTCAGTGGATATGATGTTTTCAAAGTAACTGGTGCTTGTATCGCCGATTTTTTCGCTCTGGATGCCGCCGTGACTTTCTCGTAGTTCTACAATCAACTTTTCAATGATAGGCTGTGCTTGCAAGGGTACATCACGCCGCTTGCAATAGTCTTTAAAGAAGCTTTCTGCGTCTTCAATTTGGATGATGAGCAGCTGGTCGTGCTGCCCATCGTCCGTAGCGATACCTAAACGAATTTTTACACGTTCCAATACGGTGTTCATTACGTATCATCCTCTTTTTCAGCCTTTTTAATAGTAGGCTTTTTTACCTCTTCCACCAACTGAAAGCCCTTTGCAAGTAGGGTGTCGCGTTTTGGGATGGTATCAACTGTTTTGACTACATTATGTTTGCGTAATTTATACATCTACAATGCCTCCTTGATGTTGACGAACACGCCTGAAAACTTATTTGCTGGAATCCATAAATCGTGATATTGACGGTAATCAAGCTTCCAGGCATCGGCATTTTGATTCGTGTTAGGGTCAAATACGCGCACTTTATCGGTTTTTGAAATCGCGATTGGTGCATTACGTGCGCTAATAATCCAGTTAATATTTTTAGCGTCCGATGCTGCTTTAAATCCGCCTTGCTCTTGACCAGCCGTTTCTCCATCCATAAATTCATACGCTGTTTGCAAACGCGTAGAAGGGACGCGAATAATTGGATGCCCGTCCAATGCCTTAACTTTTGTTTTAATGCCGCCCTGCTCAAATTCAATTACATCAAGGCGTTTTTGGATAGTTGTGTTGCTATCTAAAATGGCTGCTACTGTGTAAGGCAAAGTTAAAACTAGTGAATCACCCTCACCAATTTGGTCTTGCATTATGGCAATATCGTACAACAATTTATTTAAAATTGTTGTATCGGTAGGATTATAGCCACCCGATGCTTTGCTTGCAGCGATGGCAAGTGCTGCAATTTTGCTGTAGCGATATGCGTCCAATTCAGGGATAACCTTTGTACGCTGGAACTCTCCCATAACAGCCCCTGCCGTGACGACAAAATTAGATTCATCCACGTCCATTGAGTCAATCGAAAATGTACGACCACGGTCTTGTGTCAGCTCATGTGTTTGCCATGTCATCGTGACAGAGCCTTTGACAAACCCGTCTGCTCGGTCATAGTCCCCTAAGCCATCCATTAAGATGTTTGGGATTTTCACTTCGTTACCGCCGTTATATTTGACCAGTCTTGAATTTGGTTCCATCCAGCCAGATGTTGCGCCAACTAATAGCTGCTTGTCTAGCTCTTGCTGAAAGATAGTTGCATATGCAATCGAATTTGCCATATTATTTTGCCCCTCCTGTTAATGCACTTGCGAATTGCTCGCGTGCTAATTCTTCTGCGCCTTGTGCTTGTTGTGTTCCATTGCCAACCGTTGGTGATTTACCTGCTAAGCGTTCGTCCACGACTTTTTGCACAGCTGCATCAAACACTTTCTTAAATGTTTCTATGTTTTTTGTTGTTGTTTCTGCATCTGTCCCTAATACCAAGTCAATGACATCTGCTGGCAAGTTGTACTTTGCATCTGCAAGCATGTTTAAAGTTTCTGAGCGTAGTTCTCGTGCAGCAATTTTCTGCTCTTTCGTGGCAAGTGCTTGTTCACGTTTTTCTAGCTCATATTGCGCCTTTTCATCGGCATTCATTTTCGCCAATTTTTCCGCCTCTGAACGTGCCGAAGCTACTTCGTTCTCGATGTCAGCTTTTGCCTGCGCAAGTGCTTCGTCTACCTTCGCTTGTAATTCCTGCTCTGTGTATGTAGGTGCAGGGTTATCAGCTGGTGACGGATCTACAGGGTCAGCTTCAATTGGTGACTCCTCTTCAGCAAAAAATTGAATATCTAATGGATATAATAATTTTGGTTTATCGTTTTCGAGCATCATAATACGCTCCTCCTTGTAAAATATTTTTAGTACCCGAATGAAAGCCAATTGCAGCCGCACCTAGTAGCACACCTGCAACAAACCCCTCTGGCGAAAAGCCGACAAAGGTTAAACCACCTGCAACGCCTAATGCTAGTGAAACGATTGGAGCAAATTTTTTCGGTAAGCCAGCTTGAACGATAATCCAAATGATGAAAATAATCGCTGGAATGACCGTTGTGTCAAAAATAGTTAAGTCAAAATTCATTCTCTTTTCCTCCTTCAAATTTATTTGCCTCTAGCAATCGAAGCATTTGCCCACATAACTGCTTGCTCCAAGTTGGTATGTGCTAAGGAACGCTCCCTTGAATCAGGACATACATCGTTCATTAAATACGCAAGCTCTTTTGCTTTCGCACGGATGATATCGTACTTCTCTGATTGCCCAGGTTTTGGGGCATGGTACTTGTAGACATTGTTAATTTGCTGATTCACTTTTTCACCCCCTTTAAGGACACAAAAAAGAGACCTGTCATTTTCGATAGGTCTCTTGCGTTCATATATACTTTAAAACCACTTTAATCGGCTTTATTTTGCTTGCAAGTTTACTTGTTGTACAAATTTAGCTATTTGTTTGTCAAGGCGCTTATAGGCGTTCCTGTGACTTTGTTAATTTAGTAGTTTTAAAGCTTCTTTGTAAATTGCATTCACACGCTTTTTAAACTGTTCTTCATTTAGATATTCTGGACGTTGAGAGCATGCTTGCGGTTCTGGCTCATAGTTGGCGCATATGTCAGGCATATCTTCATTTAATAGATTTACTAACTGTGGGTTCTCTTGCTCAATTTCCTCCCACTGATCTACTAGGACATCAGGAAACGTATATGAAAAATCCTCTGCATCTATCTTCCCAGCAAGAAAATTCCCCATCATCTCTAATATAGCTTGTGCTGCCATCTATTAAACCTCCTCCCAGTTGTCTTTTTTATTTTTCCGTGTGACGATACTGACTATTTCTTTCGTGTCAGTTGCTTGCATTACCGCAATCTCATTTTTAAATCGGACGAGATGTCCGTTATCAGATTGCACAAAATTATGCTGCTCTTTTAACATGGCTTTAATATCTTCTTTCGTAAATGCAACTTTCCCCTTACTTTGTTTCTGCCCAATAGTTCGATTTAATGAATGGATGGTAAACTCGAAGCCATCTTTTTTGAAATAGCGATACGTATTTTTTAGCTTACGTTTATACTCATCGCTGTACGTGCCGTTATTAACTTTTTCGAAAGTGCCACGCTGTCTTTTTAATGCAGCCCATCTATCACTATCATTAACATTATACTTGATTTGCTGGAAGGCTGCGAATGATTGTGGTGCATCTACACCAATAGCCTTTTTATAAACATCATGCAACTGACGGTCTTTCGATACATTTTGCTCCATCTTCTTCCACGCTGCCACTTGATCTGCACCATGCTCTTTGACAATAGATTGATACCATTCATCGTATGTCATAGTTGCTGGAACTTCATAATATGTGCCATTGAGCTTTGCTAAACGCACTTCTTCAGCATCATATTCAACAACAGGAACTGTAGCGCTGCGACAATTTGGATGCATTGGAGGATAATTGACACCAGCCTGTGCTTTTTTCAGATCGAATTTTTTGCCATCAAGTGAAGCACAAATATCACTTGTTCGTAAATCCAATGTGGCTAAAAATTGATACTGTTCCACACCTAACGCTGCGTAACTTTCTTTGCTTGCTTGGTTATGAATGTAATTTGTTTCAGTACGTACAAGTCGCGCAGCATTCGCAAATGTATTGTCCATTTCCTCTGCAAGTTGCTTCGCCATTTGCGCGTTTGACTGTCCAAGAATCGTGCCTTTGGTGAGGATTTGCTCTACTTTTTTTGCAAGCAAATCACGATGCTGCCAGATGCGCTCACTATAGTTTTTGCCACTCCATGCAATGCCTACAGCTATTTCCGCTGCTTGTGGACCAATAAAAATAGCACTTGTGCCATAGCCAAGTGCTCTCTGTACATTGTATGTTGATCTATAAAAGCCTTCCTCGTAGACTTGCAGTAGCGTGTCTTTTGTTAATGCATCCTCATATTCCATGAGGCGGTCGATTTCTGCAAGTAGCCTTGCCTTTAACTTGTCGATCCGTTCCGTATGTTTGGCTGTACGCAAATCTCTATCAATTTGTTTGATGGCTTTTTCGTACTCACGGCGTAGCTTGCCGAGTTGCCCTTCAGCAAAATTGTAAACTTTGGCACTGTCATGTAAGAGACGTTTTAACCAGTATTGTTCATCCAGCTGCGACATAGGCATCTATCTTATCAGAGTCAATGTTACCTAACTCTTGATACTCTCGCTCTTTTAACTTATCTTGCAGCGCTTTCGACAGCTCATCGCGCACATTTTTAATGAATGGTAATAGCTCATATTGTGATTCTTTGCTAATAATCCCATCCAACAGCGCAACAATCTCTGCAAGTTCTTTAATGTTACTAATCATATTACGATCAAATTTCGTTTCAACACTATTTGCATCATAATTACGATTTAACCTTAGATTAAACATACGCGTCACAATCCGAAGTTTCTTCTTATATGATGGCAAAAACTTTTTCTCTTTAATGGCAGCCAATTGCTCCAGCCCGATCATTTTATATTTAATAGCTACACCTGTCAGATTTCCTGCAAACGATTCATCTGTGAGTGCAGGGACAAGCGAAAGGAAAAAGATGTCCTTCGCAATACGATTTTTAAAGTTTTCTACAGCAGTATCATTTACTTCTTTAATCAACCACTGTGCTTGTCCCTTTTCGTCTAAGAAAAGTATACGTTCATTTCTGAGTGTTTTGGCAGCCTTTTTGCCCTCTTCATCGTCCTCTGTAACGTTTTCTAATCCACCTGCTGCACCGACAATAACAAGGAATGCATCAGTGAAGTATTCAAAGTCATTCGCCGTATCTGATTGTGTCTTATCGTAGGCATCTATTAAGGTAATAACATCCTCATAATCACCCGTCCGCTCCTCGTTATTCCAGTACACAACAACAGGTACATCGCCAAAATAGTGCTTGTCACGTTGTACTTCTATATATTTCTTATCTTTTTTCACCTGCTGGAATAAGATAATTTCATCCTTTGTGTACACTTCAGCATAATTCACAGTTTTTTCTTCTAGTAAATCTTCTTCTTGCCAAAGACGTATAGCAAATTCTAAAAATTCATCCACAGCATAAGAATAGATAGGAATCATTTCTTCTGCTTTGAAATAACGCGAGCGTATTTCACTTTGTTCATTCATATATAAAAGTTCAAAAGCAATTCCCTTTTTAGACATTTCTTTGGCAATTTCGAAATTCATGTCCATTGCATTTAACTCATCCAGTAACGCCTTATACCCTTCATCCGCTGTCTCTACTCGAACACCTTCACCCATAAAATAGCCTGTTGCCATATTTGCGATATATTTTGCAAAGCCGTGTGCCATTTTATTGTTCGGTTTGCGGTCTGTCTTAGGTCGGTTTAAAATATTATTTTTTACTTGATAATATTTTTCAAGCTGCTCAAAACGTGGTAGTTCGTGTTGCTGGAATTTCTTAATAATTTTTGTCACCAGCTTTTCGGTAGGGGCTGTCCCTCTTTTTACTTTAATCAACAGTATCCCTCCTATATGCCAAATAGTCGGCGAGATCCGACTCGTCCTTTACGTTTTAATTTGATGTCACCATTCACAATTTCCACTAAACCTGTTGTTGCATCTGGTGCATCATCATGTTTATTTTTGCCCTTGCGCTGGTAACGCATCATGTCTTCGTAATATTCGGGGAATTTTTTATCCCATCCTTCAGGCATGATGACTTGTTCTAAGACATTGGAACTATTGGAAAGAATACGCGCCTTCTTATTTTTCGATTGATGAAACCAAGTGATTTGACATTTGCGATTTTTACGTTTCTTCAACTTTTGTTCCACATTACGAGCAAAGCCGCGCCCGCCGTTATTCGATTCAATCGCACTTTCTCTTGTGTGATGAATATCATGCCTACGAGCTACTTCAGGCTCTGTTTTCTCCATTGGTTCATCCGTATAGTAAATATCCAATACATAGGCGTATTTATCAATAACGCCTGCGATGATACTACAGAGTTTGTCTGCCCCTGTGTCGGCTGTATCAGTATAGGCGATGATACGCTCGAATTGATCTGGGTCAATCACATCGTATGTTTTAAAGCCTGCACTGTAAAGGCTGCCTTTGAGGTCGATTGGTTCTTGCCCGAAGTTTGCAAGCCATATGTGCTCATCCAATGTTTCTTTTTTTGTCTGTAAATCTTCTGTAGAATATAAGTCCTCACAAATACTCTTGCCGTTCTTATCGAGCGCACTCATTTTCAATTCGTAGCACCGATCAGGAAATTCCTTCAGCAGCATACCTGCCAAATCATCTGTTGCCCAGCGTGTTTGAATGATGAATTGAACCGCTCCATCTAGCATCCTTGACATGAAGGTATTTTTATAGAAATTCCAATGTTTCTTTTTTACATTCTCATTAACGGCTTCCTCGGCATTTTTGATAGGATCGTCAATGATGCCGATATTCCCCCTCATCCCCGTCAACGTTCCGTCGAATGATGATGCTAGATAACTTTGATGCGCGCCTTCCAACGCCCACTTGTCCATAGCCCCGTCTCCAACTTTAATCTTTACATTTGGAAAAAAGCTTTTTACAACATAATAATCACTGTCATCCGCTATCTCTTCATCTTCGATGGTGTCACGCACTGATTTGGCAAACGTGGTAGAAAGCGTTTGATTGTATGAAACAGTAACAATTTGATTTTTCACACTTTGACCATATATCCATGTCGCAAATAGAATACCTGTATAGGATTTCCCAAAGCCAGGCGGCAAATTAATGATACAAATAGGATATGGTTTTCCTGTTTTGGGATTGATAATTTGCTTTTCAAACATCGCTTGCATCGTATCGCACAAAATATCCTGATAAGTCCGATGAGGCTTGAAAAAGCCAGGGTTGATACGATTACAATATTCTCTAAAGCTTTCTTTCCCTGCTTTAATGGCAGCGTCTCGTTTTTGTGTGACTTCATCTTTTTTAAAGTCCTGTAAAATGCTCATGCAACTCACCTGCAACCTTCTTTAAAACTACTTTTCGTAAAGTTTTCCCATCGTTTCATCAGCAAGCTGGACAAGTTTTTCCACTAATTCAGGATACTCCTGAAGCTCTCCATAAACCAATGCTTTGAATTTTTCATATGCTCGTTCATGCTCATTTTTTAGTGCTGCGTAGGTTTTATCCTTGTAAGCTTTAGCTCTGGAAAGTTTAATCATTAAATCAATGGCAGCCTCTGGAGGTAAATCATCAAGTTCCTCCTCAATCAGTGCGATCCGCTCCGATAGTTTATGTACGGATATTTGTAACGCTGCCTCTGTTAGCCCTTCATCATCTTGATTGTACTTAGCCACTTTTACAAGCTCTTGTACCCTTGCCTGTGTTTCAAGCAAGCGGTGGGCAAGCTGTTTTGTTTCTAGTGCATAGCGTCCAATGGTGGACTTAGAAACTGCCTGTCCTTGTTCCTTTAGATAGGTGCTTATATCTTGATAAGTGATACTTGTATCCAGCAACATTTCGTCAACAGCCGTTTGTAGTGCTTTGGGGAGGCTAAACACTTTATTGTGTTTACGATATTTTTTATATGACTTATTATTTCTATTGCTCATCCTATCGCCGCCTTACAACATAATGCTACTATTTTTCAGTTGCCCCTCAATCAAATCTACACCAGATGTTGTCATATATATTTTTTTGTTGTCGTCAGTTAAATCAAGATAGCCACCCTCCACACTGATATAAGGCGGTCTCCCTTTCTCCATATCGTTTGCCAGATAGTAAATGTGTTTATCAATGTCAACTGAATAAGAAACCTCATACCGCTCAATTAATGCAATTTTAAGTTGTCGCACTGTAACTGGTTCGGGATAAAACATAGCCATAACACGCATAATATGCCCACGTTGCTCTCGATTCTTAAAAATTTCTGCTGGATTCATGATTTAGCTTCACTTCCTTTGTTCATTTTTATAAGTTCATCGTATATACGATCTAGCTTGCGTTCCATTTGGGAAGTTGCGCGAATGAAGTCATCTTTCTGAACATATTTGTCCGAAACTTCTAATTTATATTCAGCAAACTTGCTTTCTACATTGTCGATTTGTTGCTTCAGCTCAGCGTCATTTTGCGCCAAATCTGTTTTAAAATTTTTCAAAAAATAACCTATAAGTCCTAGACCTGTTAAGATTGCTGTTTGAATAATCCATTCAGCCATATTATTTTCTCCTCTTAAAAGTAAAAAATCCTTTAGAGGACGTCTCCAAAGGATTTTCATTATTTATTTTGAAGAAGCACTGCCTCCTTGAAATACTTTAATGCTTCGTGAAGCATATTGAGCACATACCTCTTCTCTTTTTGTAACAAGTAAATGTTTGCTACAAATTTTTTGCTTTGTGTAGTAAAAACAATTGTTACACTTTTTATTATTTCCATCAGAACTATTAATACCTAATTGTTTTTTCAACTGAATTCTTTCAGTTTCACTAATACGTTTACCTTTCACTATAATCATCCTTACAAAGAAAGGTCTATTATATCAATATTTCACAAGGTACATCGAGAGGTTCAGCCTTGTCCGTGAAATATATCCTACTAAAAGTGAAAAGTAATCTCTTCAAAATTTAGTCTCCCCAACAACCATCGCAAGACTTGGGCGCGCTAAAATCTCAAAATGTCCTCTCGCTTCAGCTAACATTTTTCATCGATTTGTGGATTGGCAGGAATACGCCTTGTATAAGGGAGTGGGCGCTACTCCCGAAAATGCAAAAAACCAGTGTGGCTTTTGCCTTCACTGGTTATTTTGGGGGATTTTGATTATTATTTCCTTGAATCTATTTGAAGAATCTATTTGTACGAAACATAATAATTTTTCTTTAAACTTCTCTTTCGATGCCGATTATTATATATATAACTCAAAATGGTGGTGACTTATATGAACCTCTGGCAATATGGACTGATATTTTTATACTTTTATATTCCTATTTATTTATTTTTATTCGCCTGGATTCAAGCACGATCTATCCCTGAAAGAAGGTACGGGGAAAACCCGACCATTTTGGATACGTTAGCAAAAAAAAGATACTCTTCTCCCATCTTACTTACCCTTATTATGCCTTTTGTCGCCATGATAGTTATTTTAATGAAAATTAATTTGTCTGTTCTTATTAAATTTTTCTTTCCTGTACTATATGGAGCACTGCTTTATTTTTTATTATTTCATTTATCCCTTTTATTGGTAGACACTACACAAATTAAAATTAGTTTTTCTGCACTTGGATATGTAACTACTACTTTATGGGCTTTTATTTATGCACATACTCCTGTCCTGAAAAAACTATATGCTTTTCTTTTAAAGAAAAGTAGAAAGATATGGAATGTTTCATATTTCGATGAGTTGATAACGAATGAAGACAAAAAGATTAGAAACTCTTTGTTTCGTTACCATATTTATTTATTACTATTATTTATCTATATAACAGTAAACTTGCTTGATTTCTCCTATATTTATGACACAGAGCATATAAGTTTTATTACTGAATCACTTCTAACTTTCGTTATCATAGATACTTTAGTAATCATAAAAAAACAAAACCGTAGAATGAATAATCATATAAATGATTGACTATTATTACACTATAAAAAGTCAAAAATATCTGTCTGCTTATGCACAAGATACTTTGCATCACTATTTGCAACAATTTTTCGGACATGACTTTCGCTAAGGTGATATTTTCGTGCTAGTTTTCTATAATTTCCACCGTCAAATTCGTTTTTAATTTCTGTATCTCTCACATAGCGTATAACGCTGTCACGTTTGGGAATGTACAAATTGGAGCCACCGTAATGCTCACATAGTCTTAAAAAAGCTTCTACACCGATGACAGATGCAATTTCTTTATGTTCATCTGACAACATTGACAGTTTAATTTGCATATTCTCCAACTTGTACACCCCTTCTTTATAAATCTAGTATTGGTTTTATCACCTGTTCATAAAGTTCACCTACTTCATAAGTAGTTTTTCCTTCTTTACTTAGTCGTTCTTCAAATGCTTGGATTTCTAAAGCTATTTTCACCGCTTTCAATACGCCAATTTGCTCAGGTGTTATTTTAATATGACCACCACCCACCATCCAACCTATCGCTTTGGGCAAATAATAAAATGCCTCCCCTTTTTTCATTTTCCACTGTTCCAAAGTTTCTTCCAAGAATTTCTTTCTGTTCAGCCGCTCTTTAACAGGAGGTATTAACCCTTTTTCTCGCATACGTTCCCGAAATTCCTTGTTCCACTTTTTCTCCTTAGCTGTTAATGGTTTATATTTTTTCTTCACCACCGTAAACACCTCTATTCATCAAATAACTGCATTTGTTCATTTATATCACCTGGATCGGTTTCAAGCCCCATTTCAATACGCGCTATTTTTACTTTTTCTAGTTGCTGTCGTTCTTGTTGATAGTCTGTAGGTAGCATAGCTTGTCTAAGTAATTGACTATGATGCGGGCATGGTCATAACGGATAATATAATCACACCAGCGTACGACTGGCTGCTTCTTGCATATCGCACAGACATTCTTTTGATGGTCAACCCCTGTGGATGGGATATTTACAATATTAGTCATTAACTTCCTCCCATTTCTGCCTTGTAATCTTTAAACCATTAACAATTCTACCTGTTGCACACCTGTTATAAACTGTTGTAACAGATACATTTGCGTAATCTGCCATTTGCTTGTGAGTGCCTTCGAATACCAATTCCTCACCTCTATACATTTTGTATTGATAGCCTTGTGGTGCTCCCATTTGCCCACTACATTTATCGCTAGAAACACCTAAAAGTTGGCGTATCTTTTTAACCTCTTTAACTAACACGGGATTCTGCTCCCAATTTGGCGTGTCTACTATGATTTGTGCCAATCTAACAGCAGGTTTCATCTGCTTTTTCCTCCTATACAAATGAAAGCCTCTCAATGTATAATGTAGTTTCAAGGTACATGAGAGACTTTCTTTCGTGTTATTAAGCTGTAGCGATGGCGGTCGTTGCAGCTTTTTTATTTAATTGATTTACTGTGCATGCTGCTGGATTGTTTAAGTATTTTACAAGGAATTGTTCAAACGTATAGCCGAAACGCTCTCCAATTTTAAAGTACACATAATATGTGCCCAAGCGTTCGATTAAAAGCTCATCCATTGTCATTCCCCTTTTCTAGCAGTTTTTTGAGGCTTTCGATTAGCCGCCAAGCTTGCGCGGATGTGAGCCATTCTACACGCTCAACCTTGTAGTATTTTCGAATGAATCCTTGTAAGCGTTGCGGCTCGTCTTGCCACCCTAGTTGTTGCTCTAACTGTTCGATTTTCCATATCTGGCGCTTTGTTGCCTTGTTGGGGCGTGCATCTTTATTCCCTTGCATAGCCCTCAATGACAATAGCACACGTTCTAGCTCTTTTTGTGAGCATTTACGCATACTGTCCTTGCCTGTTTCACGCAATAGGACATTATAAATATCTTCTCGCTCCATGCCGATGTCACGGGCGATTGCCCAGATTTTTTTGACTACAGTCATTTCATCCCTCCTCAAAATCTTGCCAGCGCTGTTAAATGCTCAAAGGTTGCTTTATCACGCTTGTCTAATGCCGCATCTATTAAAAGCTCGTCCAACCATATATCTAGCTCTTGTGGTGGCTCATACCCTTCAATGTGCTCTATTTTTCTACGATTATACTTGCCATCATCTAGCTTACATGATTCGAAACGTTCATATTGTTGCCTTGCTGTTACACAACGTGCGTTAAGTATCGCTACACTTGCCATTTGTGCTAACATTTTTGCTAAATCGCTGCTTTCCATCGGTTTTCCCCCTTATAATGGTTCTTTGGTGTTGTTACGTTAGCCTCTTTCACTAGTTTTAGCAATTGCCTTTGTTAGTAATGATGTATACGCCATCATACGTTTACAACGACCGCTTGGATAATCGTTAGCCTTGTGACGTGCTGCGTGTTTACGGTAAATAGCTTTGCTCGTCATTAGTTGATTAAAGTTGCGTTTTTTCATCATAGTTCACTCCTTTCATGAGTAGAGGGGATTGCCCCCTCTTACTTTTCATAGTCAAGCCCTACAGCTATGCTATCCTCCACAAAAATCGCCCGTTTGATTTCTGCAATTTTTTCTGGCGGTAAATCACCGAAAAAGCGGTCAATGGATTCTTGGTTTTTGCATTGGCGGATAGCATCCAGCTCCTCCTCAATTTCACCTGTGATACCCAAACTTTCTAAGAGTTTTTTATCGTGAAGGTAATCGCCTTTTAGCTTTTTGCGCGCTACTGCGGCTTGCTCGTGACTTAAACCTAGTCCCATCAAGATGCCCCCTAAATGGATTTCATTTGAATAATCATCTTTATAAAGAGCGATTAAAGCGGCTTTAAACTTGGCGTCAACGTCATATTTAACATCTTCTTTTTTTGAGATTTTGCCTTCAGCCAAATCACCCAGTGTGGATTGTAAAACTGAGTAGCGATCAACCTCAAATTTCTCCTTAAATGACACATTGAATCGACCATCAGAGCCGTATATTTGATAATACTTGAGATTTTTGTTGTCCATCTCTGCTGTAGCGTGTGTTTGGAGCTGTGCTTTAATTTCATCCAAACGTTTTTTATCTACTTTCGTGCGGCGATCTAATTCGATAGCTTCATCTACCAGCGCTATTAATTGCTCATTCACGCCCCTTCACCTGCCTTCGTTTGTAACGTGTCAATGCACGGTTTACATACCAGTCGACCGTTATGTGTAACAAGATTATCTTCAGAATTACACAGTAAACAATTCCCCTGCGTGCGCTTCAGGAGCACACTACCATCCCCTTGTAGATTCACGCTAAACTTTTCCCCTGCCTCGACACCGATTGCGCGGCGTAGGGCTGCTGGTAAAGTGATACTACCTGCTTTGCTCATTTTTTTGTTATATTGCTGCATGCGTTTGTTCCTCCTCGTCTTTTATCATGTTTGAAATTTTTCCAGCGCTAACCTCAGTTGCTATACTAAAACCTGCATGTGCATATTCGAAAAATGCTAATGATTTTCGTTCGAAATCATCATAAATGCTGTATTCTTCAGGAAGTGTGCGGATAGCTGTAATACCCTTAAACTCGTTTACTTCCAACCATTTTAATAGCTGTAGAAACCCCTCCGCATTGCGTGTTTCCACCGTTAGCATATAGCCAGGTTTATTAGAGAATTTGTGCAAGGTAATTGCCTCTTCACTTGCACCAGTAAACTGTTGCGCATAGGCAAGTATTTGTGTGCGTGCATCTTGTGTAATTTCCATTGCTTTCACTCCTTTTCATTTAGCCAGTCATACATAGGCTTTTTTTGTCGTGGCTCACGATTAGTAATTGGTGGCGGTGATGTGCGTTTACGAAACTGCTCTGCATGTTGTGCCGCCTGCTTTGGTGTCGTAATATTCTGTTTTTTCCAATTGAGCAGAATGGTGTCAATGTAGCGCAAAGAAAGCTTGCCACCGATAACTGCCTCTCTTAAAGCTGCCTTAATTAGCTCAGGTGAATGATGGTCTTCATCTAGCCAGTTGCTAATGTTCGTTAGCTCCATTGGCGATAACAAGCGCCCAAACTCTTGCTCGAACATGGCATACATTTCGCTTATCTCAGTTTGAGGAGCATCATTGCCTACATTACATAAATCTTGTTCTAAGTGAGCAAAGACCTGTGCAATTTCCTGTTTTGCCCGATATACGATTTGTTGGATGCGTTGTTTCTCAGCATCTACAGATTGCTGTGTAGACATAGCTGTCCCTCCTCTAGTTGCAAATTTTTATATACACGCGAGTATTTTTTATGTTGCAACGTCATCGTATGGACACTTTTCGCTACTATCCACCAGTTCCCCATATTTAAATGTGGATTTAACTGGAGAATGATTGCCTTTTCTTCATATGTCGGATTACGTTTCTGCAAAATTCTCACCCCATCCTTGCGCGTATACCGAAATCATGATACGATTTCGGTACGCGTTAATGTTAGTTAATTATGAAGCTATGTCTAAACCACGATCCCCATCGCTTTAGACATAGCTTTTAGTCCGTCTGCCGATATATCCTCATTATTTTGTGCATTTACAAAAACACGAATAGCTGTACGCAAGCTGTATCTGCTTCGACAAATATTCAGTAAATGCCGCACTTGCTCTACTTCCCTCACATTAAAAATTGCCATTACATCTGCTTCAGTGAAAAAATCTACTAACTTCGGTCTCGGTGTATCTGTTCGAGTGAATAACTGTGAGAACTCTGCCTCTTGTCTACCGAACATCTTCGAATAGATAATCTCGTTCCCCATTAAAATGATGGCTGTTCCAGCAGCATCATTTAAGCTACGAACAAGTTCCAAAGTAGGGCGTGTTAAATGTTGAGCTTCATCAATGACAATGGTTCTATCAGAAATCATTAACTTATCCATGACGTCCATTACGATATCGTCAATTGCACCGCTCGTTGTGGTTTTCAATGCTCTTGCTAATAGCTTGAAAAATGCTTTCGGCGACTTGAACGCTGGGTTTGCTGTAATGACAATGACATCCGACTTATCTGCCGCCCACTCGCGCATAGTACGTGTTTTTCCTACACCTGCATCACCTCGGATAATACTAATCGTGCGCTGAATACGCCCGTATTCAAGTTCACCCCACACCTGCTCTGAAATCGTCGTTTGAACAAAAGGGATATCTCTAATTTCCATCACACTTTCACGAGCTGTTTCTTTGCCTAAGAAATCTTTGACCTGGGCGTCAATCCGCTCAGCATTCGGATAATCTCCTTTTAGCCAACGTGAGATGGTACTTTCTCCAACACCGACTAACTTTCCAAAATGTACTTGTGGAATTTTATTTTGTTTAATATATTGTTTTGCCTGCTCTTGTAAAGTTAGCGTCATATTCTTGTCCCTCCATTTTTCTTCGCATTCTTTGCCATTTTCATACGGTCGATTCCGTCATTTTCATGTCCAACTACTTTACGCTGCACCTCAGTAGGCTTGAAAACTTCGATTACTTTTGCATTTGCAATATGTTTGTTGCCTTTGATGTTCTGTTCAGATTTTCTTATCAATATTTCATTCATGCTTGGCACATGAACATCGCTGCTTAATTCTTCTTTAAAAGTTTTGATAAGTTTTCGCTGTGCCTTATCATTTTTGCTTACTTTTTTAATTGCCTCTTTGTCCATATCCTTACTGTAGCCGCCTACTTCAGTCATTGACGCATAACCGATACGACGCTCTTGTTCATCTCTTATAAGGACTTGACTTAAATCTTCACTGTCATAACAAACAAAGACCTTTTGACCAAAATAATTGTGTACCAAATCTGTATCATAGAACCATATTTTGCGTTCGCCAAACTGAAGGTAAACACCGTTTCGCTCCACTTTCCGCAAGCTACTTGTACGCAATGTAATCATGTCTAGCTCGTCCTCTGTAGCTGTACGCTTTCTCACTAGATTTGCCGCATAGCAGGCGTTTGGTGTTTGCCCACCTAACCCAACTGCTTGTGATGCTCGATTGTTACACCAGCCCTCTAAATAAGTCCATAAGTCCGCCTCTACCTCTGAACGTAGCGGAATATTACTTTCATCTTTTAATACACCTGTCAAACGCTCTGGACGTTTATCTGGTCGCCCACCTGTATAGGTGATATAAGTTTTCGCAAATTCCGATGCAACATTTTTAAATGCACGTTCGATAACTTTTGCTCGCCCGTTTCTCACACGTGCATTTGTCATTTCGATATTCAAGCGCTCTAGCATCGTTCTGCCATAATTCGCCTTTGGATTACTTTTTCTTCTCCCACTACCACCGAAGTCCCGAACTAAAAACTCTCGTCCATTATCTAAATAAACGGATTTCGGCAGCCCCCATGCCTTTACTGCTTGTCTAAATGATGTGATAACTCCGTCACTATTACTTGTTTCACATAATTTCATAGACAAAACTTTGCGGGAACGTACATCTATCCAAACAACTACATGTGGTCTAAATACTTTGCCTGACAAATCATCTTTAACAAAGAAATCTAATGTATGATAATCTGCTGACCAAATTTCATTGCTATCAATGCGACTATAATCTCGTTCGACATATGGTAATACATCATCTGTTAGCGCCTTATCACCTTCGCGGTAATATTTCAATACACCTGGTGGCAAGTTCTTTACAAGCCTATAAAAAGAATCATAGCTTGGTACAGGTGCTAGTTGCGGCATGTCCATTTCCACCCATGCTTGCAGCATGTTATGTGTAAACGCTACAGTCGGTTGGGATTCATCCAGCCACCAATCAAGAAAAGCATTTTGCAACTCTACAGGAATATTCGTTGTGTTGCGATCCTTTCGATTTTTACGATGGTCTGCTAAAGCAACTTCACCAAACTCTTTAAATAACTTGTATTTATTGCGTAATGTGCGTTCTGTTATAGGACGCTTGTCAATGGAGTTGAAAAACTTAACAAAATCTTTTGTTTTCTCCGTCGTTTGCTTTGGAAAATCTGCAATATAACTGCGCCACGACTTGATAACTCGTTGCCAGAAAGCAATTTCATCGAGCTGCTCACCCGTCAAATCATTTATGCTTTGTCCATACTTCTCAGGTGTTCCAGCTTCTTGGAAATTTGGCTGCTCCACATGTTGTAACTGAGCATAGTAGCGGGCTTGTGCCTTTTCAGTGAGTTCGCTGATTGGTACGCCTAACTCATACATGCCACCGTTTTTAGCTGGTATTTGAACAACATTCACTCGTTTCCGCTGAACTCTCTTTTTGATATTCTCATAGCTAATTCTTTCAAGCTCTGCGACTTCTTTTAACGTTAGTAATGCACTCATGGTGTGCCTCCTTTCTCTTATTAGTTGCCCTAACATTTTACTTTTTTCTTAATTCATCCAAACTCACACCTAACGTATCTGCAATTTTACACATAACATGAAAAGTAGGATTGGGATTTTCATTGTTTTCTATCATTTGAAGGGTAGATTCATTTATTCCTGATAGTTTCGCTAAACGATACCTTGATAGCTTGCGAGATTCTCTTAATTCCCTGACACAAATTTTCAATATCTAGACCCCCTTTCTTTTGAAAGGCACAATATATTGTGGTATATTCAAACTGCAAGAACATTCATTCTATGAAAGGAGCTAGAACGCAATGAACACTACATTTGCACCATTGGCAGTTGAAGTCTTGAAAGCGATGTATGAACATAATTCAAAAGCTTTCGAGCAAATCGGTGACACTAATGTTGGACCTGAACCTTTAACAGCCGAACAAGTTGCTCGCGATTTAAGGATTATCCACGATGAAATAATTAAATAGGAATGCTAAATAAATTCTTTATTTTCAGTTCCTAAAAACTTGTGAATTTCAACCATCGCTAATGTTAAACGAATTAAATTTCCTGTATTCGTTTCATTAGCACTACGCTCCGCTAACAGTTCCAGCTGTTGGTGGAGTATTTCTTCAACTGACCTTTTATTGCTTGATTCTTGCATAGTTGTAACCTCCTTCTGATAATTACGGCTTATTTCTTGTCCATTCGCCGCTACCCTTCGATGGGCTTTAAGCTACTAGAGCTTTGATTTTATCCTTGAAAGCACTATAATCTGCTCCCATGTTTTCGATAAATTGCAGACGACTTTTATCTGTAATCCTTTTCTCAGCCATAATAGCCTCAACGTATAATACATAAAACTCAGTTGCTCGATTTATAGCTTCTTCCTGACTCCAATAGCCTTCCTCATACATTTCCAAGTAATGATTAAACTGGCTAAGCAT